ATAATACAGCGTTGCCGTAGTCGCCTTTGCGTATGTTCTTAACAATACCATCAGCACCTTCTGGACGTTGATAGTTGGCATCCTCAATTTCTTTGGTGTTTCTGTCTATAAACTCGTTACCTTTAGTTTCTAAGTAACCAGTAACGGACTCTGGGAGATACTCCGCGCCTAATTCAGACGCAGATACCATTGCATTACCAGCAGTTACGCCAGCATTGTCTATCCCATAATTTAAAGCACCACCAAATGAAGTGTCAGCTTCAGTATTATCGTTGGCTGGGGGCGTATCCTGTGATCTTAAAGTTCTATAGGCGTTTGCAACTTTATCAAAATCTGGAGTACCCTTTTTATCTTTGTTCTGGATAAGCCAGTTGGCGTATTTATCTAATCTAGCAACATCAGCCATAGTTTTTCCTTATTCTAAACCAATAATAGCGTCTGCCTCATCAAAGATAGCGTTAGTATCAGTGGTTGTTTTTGTTGTACCAACATCAGTATTAATAGACGGCATTGTGTCTGATAGTTTGGCGTTCTCATCGACACTACCACCAGTTTCAAGCCTGTTTATTAGGATGTTAGACATTTTTATTTGCCTTTCGATCCACTTTTCCCACACGATTTCTTGTGAGTTGATGTCAGGTGCGGATGCGGCAAATAATTTCATTTCCGCGTTAGAAATAGCACCTTTAGTTTGTGATACACGTTTCATGATAGCATCCAAGCCTAGTTCCTTTAGGAATAGGCGTTGGGCTTCTGCCTCAGAACCTACTGCTTTGCCATATATTCTACTAAATAAAGCCCCAGCGTTGACACCCGTAAGGTTGCCTTTTGCATTTCTAATCATTTCTAGGCCGTTTTGTAGCTTAGATACCCCATAACGAAGGTTTCCAACACTCTCAGTGTCTGTTTTAGTAGCTTTAGCCTTTGCCTTTAGTGCCGCTATGCGTTCTTCAGCAAGTCTTGTGGCTTCTGCTTTATTGAATGCGTCAGTCTCTGCTTTTCGGTTAGCATCTTGGATGTTACCAAACTCGTCTGTTGCGGCTTTCATTGCACCAGAGAAACCTTGAGATGAACCACCGACCATAGCACCACCAATACGCATAAGTGCTTCGTTTCTGTTGATCTTAGCAAATGGCATCATAGAGCCACGGGCATTAGCAGATACAACGCTACCTTTGCGATCATTAGAGGATGTAGTATCAGTGTTTAAGATGCCTGTTCCTTTAGGTTTAGGCTCGTCTTTGGCATTCAATACGCCATCTGCTTCCATCTCAGAGTCTGCCATAATTGAACCATCACGCATTCTGTGGTGTCCGTCTGGGACACGGGTGTATGGAAATAAGTTCTCACCAGCTACCATGTCATTTATAGGTTCATCTTGATTGTTTTGAAGTGGTAATGAATTGTATCTCTCGTTTTCATAGGATACTGGTTGTGTGGCATTACTTAATGTGTAATCTTCGAAGCCGTTACCTTCTACACCATCTAAAACTGCATTTGCTTCATTAACTAAGGCTTTGTCTGCGGCCTCTGCTTCAAGAATTGCTTTGTATTTTGCTGGCATTCCATAGGCGTTAGATGCACTAACTCTGGGTGATGTACTGTCCTCTTGACCAACATAGTTTATTTCCAAAGATGGTCTTGGCTTATAATCTAGCTGTCCAAAGTCATTTTCTTCTGGGTTACTATAAAGAACAGGTGGAGGGGGCATGAATTGATCTATGTAACCATCAGCATTTACATTACCTCTTGATAGTTTGAAAGCATCAGTATTCATAATACTAGATAAACTATTGTCTTGGTTCATCTGGTCAGTAGCCGCCTGACTCAATGTATACCGAGGTAGGCTAACAGGTTTCTTTTTTCTACGTTTATTAAGCAATATAGCGCGTGACATTAGAAACCTCCTTTATCTCGTTTGTGAGTTTGGTGTTTGAAACAGTTGCATCCCAGATCTTTTTTCTTGACCTCCGCCACCACCAAAGAAATTTGGATACTCTTGCTGAAAACCAAAGCCAGCCATACCACCGCCTAATGCGGCGGCATACGGATTATTCATGTTAGCTTGGAACTTGTTCGATGTATCTGGTGCTCTGCCTAAGATACCAGCTTGGTATCCTTTACGTTGCTCAAGTTCAAAGTCACGTTGGTCTTCAAATCGTTGTCTTTGGTCGTTTAGCTGTGCCTGATCGAAGCCTTGTAAGGCGTTACCAGCGTTCATGCCAAAGTTAGCACCTTGTCCAAGTGTGTCCAGACCTACACCATAAGCACTTTGGATGCTTTGGTTTGCTTGTCCAGCACCTTGTAGTGCAGAACCTTGATCACGGAACTGTTGTGCCTGTTGGTTTAGACTACGATCTATAAGACTATTCTGGATGTTTGTAGCTACATCGGCACGTCTGTCGTCATATGCTCGGTTAGCTACTGCTTCCGCTACACCAGCGCGACTAGAGTTCATGTTGCCAGAACCCATTGCCGCCATGTCTATGCCAGTCAAAGTGTTCTCTTGTAGGTTACGACGATCATCACGCATTGCGGCGTCTACTAGAGATCCAGAGTTTGCTGATGCGTAGTCCATAGCATTACTAAGTCGGTCTTGCTGTGCCGCATCTGCCATACCTTGATACTGTCCGTACAATGCGTTTGCGTTGTTACCAAAGCCAGCTGTATTGCCCATCATGGCGTTACCGCTGTTCATCATGTTAGTACCAAAGTTGCCCATAGTGTTGGCAGTGCCTGTCTGGAACTGGTTAGGTGCGGCTAGAGTTTGTCCTTGGTAGGCTCCTGTGCTCAACACACCATCCAGTGCACCTTGACTGCCTTTTAGGTTAGCATCCACGTATGGTTTGTATTGGTTGAACGAAGCCATGTTAGCCGCGTTTGCTTTATCTTGTGCTTTTGATTGTTGCTTTGAGCCAAGTAAGCTGGCTCCAGCACCTATGATTGCGCCCCACATATAATATTCCTTTTATTTTATACGGCTACCCAAGCTGTGCCGTTGTAGACAACAAGTTTAGATACGCCTGATCCTAATGGTTCCCAAGGGTACACGGCATAACGCACCATGCCCTTTCTTGGGTTGGTGGGTTCTCTGTCGGTTACTTGGGTACTTGCGTCTGCTAATGATTTTATAGACGCTTCTATTTCTCTCAGTTCTTCCTGTAGGTAGTTGGGGAGGAACTCTGGAGTAAGTGTTGGTGCTGTGCGCCTGACATAAGCAGACACCAGCATATTAATTTTATCTGAGATAGCCATAAGTTACCTCCGACCTGTCACAGTGATCTCAACATCCATACCAGTAAAGTTGAAGTCCTTGTCAGCTGTAGTTTCCAGCTTGTACGACAAGTATCTGCCAGACATACGTGCATCTACCTTATAGTCAGTTAGAGCATTAAAGGTCACTGCATTGCCGTAGTTAGGCGTGGCATGGGGTGTATCTGCGGCTCCAAAGGTAAATTCAAACTGACCATTTGAACTGTCAGTAGATACCTGTGGGGCTAGTCTTGAGATAACCTTATAGCCTGTCAGTGGAATCCCTTGCTCATCAAGGTCAAGTCCTACACGTTCTATAAAGAATGGCTTAGATACTGCCGTGTCTATAGCTTGTGATAGACTACCTTTCTCAATCAAGTCGATACCATAGACCTTACTGTTAGCTACCCCACCCCCAGCTTTTGCTAGGACAAGTGGGTGTCTTTGGTATGGGCTTTCTTGAGAGTGGTATGAGCCACCTACAGTTTCATAAGTAGTCGTAGCGTCTGCGTAGGTTGACGCTGTGTTTACATTGGCTTCTGCACCAGCAACCACGTTAGGTAAATCATAGAATGACCATATGTCTTCTTTGTAGTTGTAGACAGCGGCTCGGTTACATGCGTCACCATCTGCGTACTCAGCCATGTCATCGCCGCTGTGGTAGCAGAAGTATACTTCCTCTAGCATAGAGTTATGTAAGACAAAACACTGTTCAGTCTTAGAGTTATCTAGGCCATTAAAGATGTAGTCACGGACTCGACCATCGCATATAGACTGGCGTGTGTTGCCATCGGTTACATAAATGTCATCCCTGTCAAAGACATAGTGTTTACCTTCGATCTCTCGGATGCAGTTCTGATTGATTACACCAGCGTCATCAAAGAGTTTTCTAAAGTTAAATATGAATGCACCACCGACAAACTCCATCATCCACACTTGGTCTTGTGAATAGACAAGGAAGTTGGAGCCGAGGGTAGCACCATCAACTATGGGGGTCTTCATTTGCACAAGGTCATTGAAGCCAGCACTGTTAGTCAAGTCTGAGGCATCCCATGTACTAGGGACTTGGTTAGCTAACACGGGGTCACTAAAGCGTACCCTGTTAGGGAACTCTGTGCCGCTTTCTATAGTGCCTAGTGCAAGCAAGAAGTCACCATAGGAACGTATAGCTGTCGCGGTTGTACCAGAAGGCCAGTTAGGTAATGTAGTAAAATTAGTTGCGCTGGGCACTCTATGTACTGGGGCTGTTGTTGATCTGTTGATGTACTGTACGTCTGCAAGTATTGTAGCTGTCACGGGTGTAATAGCAGATGCAGACAGTGAACTGTTGAACTTCTGGGATAGGACACCATTAGCCATCTCATAGATGTCGAAGGTATCATCCACCACTAATACTGTATCAAAACCAGAGAGAGCACTGACACCATAGATGAACTTGGGTGTACTCGTAAGGTTTCCTGAG